GACTCGCATGAGTGTAATACTTCGATAAGAGGTGCTTGTGCGGCGTTTCGTTTGAGCTTACCTCCCAATTTGTGGAAGGCCGCCAAAGTGCATGGGACCGAGTTTTATGCAGTGCGTGAATTGGCGCATTGGTGAAGCTCCTAACCTCAAGGGCCGCACAGGAGCAACAAGCCAGCGGGTATGTGGACGGGGTTGAGTCTGTGCTTGGATGCGACAATTCTGCCAAGCAACCGGAGTATCAATCAGTAAGCAGCTTAGCTGGTAGGTATTTTGAGAAAAATGCCTTTCCGGAATACAGCGAGAAACGTGGTGGCTAATATTGGGCCTGGAGTTCGTCAGGGGTAATTGTGGGCATCAATAGGTACAAGCAACGGGACGAGGTTCTAAAGTCGATAGGCTTCAGTTCATACAAAGAATACTTAGCCTCCAACCTGTGGAAGTCTATCAGGGCTAGAGTGCTCAGAGAGTTCTCAACTTGCCAGTGTGGTAAGCCAGCAACTCAGGTCCATCACAGGAGCTACAAAAAGAGATACCTGCTCGGCAGAGGCAAGTTGAGGCTTGCCATGAAGCCGATCTGCGAGGACTGTCACAAGCAAATAGAGTTTGACGGTGACCAAAAGACTTCACTTGGAAGGGCCAACGCAAAGCTTGCAGATATCGCCAAGGCTGCCAAAGAAAGTGGTGTTGTGATACCTGCAAAGCACTTCGCAAAACAGTCTGTCACTTGCGAGTGTGGAAAGACATTCTCTAGTGAAGGCAAGCGAGCTGCTCACTTGAGGACTTCTAGAAAGTGCAAGTATTCTGCAAAACGCAACCCGCTAGCGCGGAACAGTGACCGATAGTGGTTTGAGCTTGGCTTATGTCCTTTGAGAGGTGTGACTATGCAACTACTAGATCAGTATTTTGAGATTCAAGAAAAGATCTTTGAGTTCTTTGGTTATGTTGAAGACTGGAGAGTTATTCCACTGGATGACTGCCGAGACAAGTATTGGCGGATCGATGGTGAGACTCATGGTTGCACGGTTACCTATGCAGACTCAATTGTCGAGCTAGAGACTGAGGAAGGAAACTGCTATCAGGATGACATTTACACTCAAAGGCATCTTCCGAAGTGGGTGTATCGAGCTGATAGATTCACGATGATTTGCTGTGATCCTCAAACGGACGGCAATAAATTTCTGAGAGTGTTCGACAACTCCAAAGAAGTAAGTCATGAGCACTGAAAGAACGCACAAGCTAGTTTTCGAAGCAATCGAAACAGCAAGAGAGAATGGTTTCAACTTCACAACTCCTAGAGAGTGGGCAACTGACTTGCAGAGGTTCCACTCAGAGCTTGAGCAAGTTAGATAAATGTGACTTGGTATGTGCCAACTGCCACAGAATACGAACCCGGGATAGAAGAACAGGATCATGAAGTGGAAACACAACAAAACCAACATGAATTTGTCGCTTTTCCGAAAATGGCAAGGCTTTTTCGCGAAGTAATAATTAGTGAGAAGATTGACGGGACAAATGCCTGCATCAAGATCACTGAGGATGGTCAGTTCTTGACTGGAAGCCGTAGTCGCTGGATTACTCCAGATGACGACAACTTCGGGTTCTCTAAGTGGGCTCATGACCGCAAAGATGAGCTGATGAAGCTCGGAGTTGGTACGCACTTCGGAGAGTGGTGGGGTAGTGGTATTCAGCGAGGCTATGGATTGCAGAAAGGCGAGAAGCGATTCAGCCTATTCAATGTTGCTCGCTGGCTTGAGAATGATGACCTGCCAGCGTTCTGCAATGTCGTTCCTGTGCTATTCAAAGGACTGTTCGCAACTAGCGAAGTAGAGAAGTCTATCGTTCTTCTAAAGCAGTTCGGAAGCTATGCTGCACCAGGATTCCTAATGCCTGAGGGCGTTGTTGTTTTTCATGTTGCTGCCAACATGGGATTCAAGGCAACTATCGAAAAAGACGACAAGCCAAAGTCGGCAGCGTAGTCACAATTCTTAAGTTTCTAAAGGGATGAGCCGTGTACCGATTAACTTGCAAGGCATTCACTGTTGAAGCTGCGAATGGTCTCTACGGGGTTCCGTGGGTAGTCTCTGATCTAGTCAAGAGACCATTGTTGGAAGTGTGACAGCTTATTTCTTTAGGTGGCATTCGAAGAAAGAGAATTGAAGTGACTGAACGCAAATTGATCTGTATTGACTTGGAGACTACTGGAGTTGATCCTGAGACTGATCGCATCATCGAGATCGCCATGCTGGAGGTGACTGACAAGCCTCATGCATTGAAGCTCCACTACCTGATCAATCCAGGCGTTCCGATTCCTAAGGTGGTTGAGGATCTGACAGGGATAACCAACGAGCGAGTTGAGAATGCTCCCAAGTTCCATTCAATCGCTGACATGGTATGGAGCATGCTGCAAGGTGTTGACTTGCTTGGCTTCAATATCCGGTCATTTGATTTGCCGTTGTTGGTCAACGAGTTGCAACGTTGCAACTACTACTGGGATCTCTCAGATGTTAGAATACTAGATGCAATGGTGCTGTTCAAAAAACAGTTTCCTAGAACTCTCGATGAGGCTATTAAGACTTACCTGCCTGAAGTTGTGCGAGAAAACGCTCATTCGGCTATGCCGGATGTCGAGTACACGATTGAAGTATGGAAGGAGCAGCTTCGGCGCGGAGGTCTCGAAAGCAAGAGCCGCGATGAGCTAGAGCGAGAGTCAACGTATATGATCGACGGAATGTACCCTATCGATCTAGCTGGAAAGATTGGCCTCGCTCCATGCGGCACGATCTGCTGGACATTTGGAAAGAACAAGGGCAAGGCAGTTAAAGAGGATCGAGGCTATTGCACTTGGGTACTCAATTCAGATTTTCCATTGGATACCAAAAGACACTTGAGGAGAATTCTCGATGCTGAATAACGACAAACTAAGCTCAGCCTCGTTCAATACATTCCTAGTCGATCAAGTCTTGGCTCAGTATCGAGATCACTACTATCCTGAGCCATTGCGCAACGGCAAGATGAATCTCAACCTACTGGCTTGTGATTGCCTGAGGCTCTCCATTGCCGCTTGTGATGTTCTCAAGTCAATGGGCAGTAGTGCTTGTATCTTCGCAGGCTCAGCTCGCTGGATGGTAAACAGCGGCTTTGAGTACGAGTATCGCTACAGCAGGAGCGAGCACCGCAAGAGACTTCATGAGCAGGCCAAAGCTGGTAAGCTTCCTGATATCCATTGCTGGGCTGTGACTGGGAGCGATTACAGTTTGCTGGTAGATCCTGCCGCTGTGTTCTTTCCTGAGCTGATGCCGATCAAGTATCAAGAGCACTGGCAGGGAAGCCGCCCAAGCATTGTCAGGAAGTTCCATCGCCGGATGATGGTCAACGACTCTGTGAAGCTGTTTAGGGCTGTTTATGAGCCAGACGGACAGGCTACGGCGCTGGCGAGGGAGCTGGAAAGGACGATAAAAGTCAAGAAAACTCAGGCCACAAAAGAAAATTAGAATTTGCGTGTCCGTTCTTGCAACCTGCTTGGCTTATGTTCTTTGAGGGCTGAAAGAGTCAGCTCAACAATCCATTCTTTCCCCAAGTGAGTTTCAAAATGAGTGTTTATGATAAGCTGGCTAGCGCTTACCGAGTTTCCTGCCCGATTGTCTCTCTGACAACTTCTGACCCTGCCCGCAGTGTTGAGGCTATTGGTGCTGCTCTCAACAAGGTTGACACTGACGACAAGGGCAAGCCAAAAAAGAACCAGCGAACAGCAGTTGTGATCGAGTGGGACTGTGTTCGTGGTCTATCAATCGGCCCTCAACCTCAGCACCCAACTGCACAAAAGGCCCTCAGTCAACTGACTAGCGATGAGTATTTGCCAGCTCAATTGACCAATGCAATCGAGAAGCTTCCCGAGGCCTGTGTTCTGGTTATTCACAATGCTCACCGCCAACTCGACAAGGTTGAAGTGGTTCAAGCAATCTGGCTGTGCCGTGACAAGTTCAAAGCTAATCGCCGAATGCTGATCCTGCTTGGCACTTCGATCCGAATCCCTGCTGAGTTGCAGCATGACTGCATCCGTAACGCTGGTACGGATGAAATTTGCAGCTTGGGCGGCGGTCAGGATGTTAGACATAGATCGGTTCCTTGGGACTCTCCCTGCGGGAGCCAGTATTCCCGCAGGGAGAGGGTTTCTTCAGGCAGGGAAGGTAGGACTGCCTGGGATTCCAGTGTTTCTACAGCAACGGCTTAGCCGAGCAGGGTGGCGATGGCTTCCTGCTTGACGGCTTTGACGCCCCAAGACAAACCCACTTCGAAGATAACTTCGTGGTAGGCGGGGTACATGGACACGAGGAAGGAAATGCCACTGTAGGCATCGGTGATAACTTCGTGCTGGCCGAGAGCGCCTTCCTTGGGAAGTTTGGGTGTGCGCGCCAGCAAATGCACGGCGTTGCGTTCAAGCGCGAAGTTGCCGGTGTAGGCGGCGCCAACCGAAAGCGGATCATTATTGACCCATGCCACACGGTTGCCAGGTTTGGCAAGCGTGACGACATTGGTTGCCAGGGCAGTGTTGACCACGTATTTATTCGTATCGCGACTGGTTTTGGTGTTGGTAAGGATGTCACCAGCAAGGATGGTGCCTGAGCCTGTATCCACGGTGATGGCGGTTGATCCAGCAGCATAGCCAGCAGTTAAGTTGACCAGGTAGCCGGTGCCGGTGCCGGGGGTGTGTGCGGCGATCTGACCTGATTCCTGAATGTTGAATCCTTCGAGGCGGGTCAGGCGCGCATCGCGTAAGACAGCATCTTCGCCAGCTTCGTTGACCTTGAAAAGGCTGGACTGTTTGCCACGCAGGTTCGCGCCTGCAGAGCTGTTGAGCACCAGACTCATTTCGCCATCGATCCAGGCGCCGTTATCGCGCAGGATCTTGCCAATCTGGGCGATGTCGCTCAAGTCGGAGGCGGTGCCAAAGGGAGTGGTGCCTGCCGTGCCATAAGCACGGGACGCACCTTGTTTGGCGGCAGTGAAAAGATCGGTTTCGACTTCGTTGACCAGAGTGCGGAAGGCTTGCGCCATTTGCGACATCTTGATGCCGTCATGAATGGCACCCACAGACTGTTCTTCTTCACCGCTCCAATGGAATTGCACTTTGCGGCTCTTGTTGATGGTCATGGTGCCGTAGGAAACGGTCTGACCAGTGGGTTCGGTTGGAACCGCGGCGGGAGTGATATCGGCAGCAGACATGCTGGGCACGATTGGATAGCTGATGGTTTGATCCTTGGCAGCCTGTTCGGCGGACGCATTGAGATGCACAGCAGGAATGAAACCAACCTGCTCGCGCAAAACACGGTCAACGACCTGATAGATGGTGGGAACCAATCCAGTAAGGGTATTTGCAGACATGGATTATTACCTCTCTTTCAAATTATTTATTCGACCTTGCCGCCGCGGTTAGCGAAGGCAAGACGTTTGCGCGGGGTCATTTGATTGAACTCCGCGAGAGTCATCACATCCTTCGGTTTAGCCTCATCAGAGGCGTCCGGGGATGTGGGGGAGGCGGGCACAAAGAGCTTGGCAACGTCGCTGGGGGTATTAGCTTTCACGAGGCGGTCGTACAGGGATTGTTTCGCTTCGTAATCGGCTTGCAATTCATCCAGCTTGGATTGCAGAGCCAGCGCGTTTTGCGTCGCTTCTTCAGTTCCCGCATTTAGCAATTCGGCAATTTCGGCTGCTTGTGTTTTCAACTTCGCATCCGCTGCCATGAGCATATCGAGGGCTGCTTTCAGATCGAGCATGGTTAGTTCTCCTTTTTCAAAATATGGTTTACACGTTCGCTCAGGCTCTGCGCCTGACGATCAAACTCCGCCGCGGCGGGATCGCTGGATTCCGCGCTGGGCGTAGGATTGACAGTTTCAGCAGACCGGCTCCGAGGTGAGGGCGAGCCGCCGCGCATCTGGTTGAAAAGGCGCGTCACGGTCTGGTCAAGGGTTTCAATACGGTCTGCCATCCCCGATCGAATGGCTTGCTGGGCGCTAACCACGCGCCCTTCGCCGTATCCATTGCGAACATCGTCGGTTTTGACTCCGCGATGAAGGGCAATCGAATTCAAAAAACTTTCGTACACGTCACTGACGCGGGACTGGATGACGGCATGAGCTTCTTCGGAGAGCGGCTCATAGGGATTGCCTTCGGTCTTGTATTTGCCCTCTTTGATAAACGTGACCTTGACACCATCCTGCTCAAGTTTCTTGCTGACATCCTGATGCACGGCGAATACTCCAACTGAGCCTACTTCGCCATCGGGTGTGGAAACGATCTCATCGGCAGCGGACCCGATCCAGTACGCGGCGGACGCCATCAAGTGATTGGCAACTGCCACGATCGGCTTTTTGCCACGTGCCTGATAGATTCGGTTGGCAGCTTCGGCGATGCCAGTGACCTGCCCGCCAGGGCTGTTGACATCGAGCACGATTGCGCCGATCTCAGGGTTTTCGACCAAGGCAGAGAATTCGGCAGCGAAACGTTCTGCGCTGGTACCGCCAGACATTTCGGTCATCATGTTGGCACGCGGAAAGATCGTGCCAAAAAGCGGCAAGATTGCTACAAGCTGCGGGTTGCCGATCTCACTTGCACTGCGGGCAGGCGGGCGGCTTGCTCCGTGGATGCGGGCTTGCACCTCTTCAGCAGTGAGTTTTTCACCAGTAATGTGACGGTAAACAATCTCTTCGAGAGCAACAAGTTTTTGAGGCAAAATTGCCCAGGGTTGTTCGGTGAAAGCTTGCAAAATGTATGAGTGCTGCATGGGTTACTCCTCTATCGGCGCAGGCGCATTGGCAGCGCGAATCGCCTGAATATTGCTTGCCATGAAATATTGATCGCCTTCTGGATACGGATTCAGTTCGTCCTGTGCGCGACCTTCGTTGGGGGTCATTTGCCCTGTTTGGATCTTGGTGCTGTTTATTTCGGCGCGTTCCTTGGCGTTCATACGCAGCAAGGCTTCACGCTTGAATTTGAAATAAGTATTGACCTGCTCTTCACGCGAGAGCCAGCGCACGCGGGCAGCTTCTTCCCAGGGCACGAGGAAGGGGTCAAGGGTGAGCGAGACAAACTCTTGAAACTTTTGCTCGTTCGAGTTGTATGCCTCTTTGCCCTTATTGAGCATGTGACCCGGCATTCCAAAAAATAGGGCGATGTCGTCATCGGTGGCTGAGATGCTTTCGAGCCAGTCGCTGTCTTTGACCTGCATCTCGACCGGGGTATATTCTTTGATCTTGTTGTCGAGGATGGCAAGGCGGAAAGCATTCTCTGAGCCGCTCATGCTATCTTCGTAGGCGTCGCGGATCTTTTCGCGTACTTCCTTGCTGGCATCACCATCCACACGCATGACGGCGGCAGGCATAAAGCCCTGCGCATACATCATGGCTTGAGTTTTGTTGGCAGCCATGCGCCGCCCAAATGTTTCGCGGGCAAACGTAACGACTCCACGACCCATCCAGCCGGTTTCGTCGGGGTTGATAAGCAGGTGCAGAATTTCGACGCCGGGGATGTAGGAAGGTTTGGTTGAGCTTGAAAACTTTGTTTCGTACCAAAGATTGCCATCCATGTCGAAGGTGGGACGGGTCTTGTTGGCAGGCAAAAGAAATACCTGATTCGGCGAGGATGGCGGGCGCCATTGATAGCTGTTGCCGTGGAAGATAAGCCATTCGGTGACGGCTTTCTTAAGCAGGAAGGGCGTCCAACCCCAGAGGTTTGGGGAGAGCTGCATGAGGTAGGGCATGTTGCGGGTGACGTGATTCGGCTCCACGTTCAAGATCGAGCCGTCTTTATTACGTTGGTACATCTTGAGCGGCATGATGCCAACAGCGTCTGAGATGATGTTCTTGGCGCGGTAGGCAGTCGCAATGCACTGAGACGAGAAGACAGAGACGGTTTCGCCGGATTGGGTTTGCTTGCCATAGGACGACTCCCAACCCGCGCTGGGGCTGTTCTGCGTGTCTATTTTTGGCGAGCTACTCGGAAGTAGGCTTTGCAGTAAAGGCATTGGCTTTTTCCTTGGCGATCAAAAAGGCGAAGATGATAATGAACGTACCAGCCGTGATTTTTGCGGCGGGTGCATATATTTCGGCGATGCCCCACACGATGCAAGCAGCGCCAATCAGCAACAGGATGTCTGATAGGTCGAGCTTCTTCATGCGTAGGCTCCAAATATTTCAACCAGCGGTCCGCTCATGGCTTTGACACGCTCTACGTTGGGCAGCAACTTCAAGCCCTCCTCTGTCCACGGGCGGGTGTAGAAATCAAGCGGGAATTCGAACATCTCGGAGTGATAGGTCGAAGGCGGGCAATGTTTGACGGGACCCTGATAACAGTCCATGCCACACAAGATGACCGGGTCACAGCCTAGCCATAACGCAAACCATGCCGCAGTATTGCTGGAAAAGAAACCAGTCCAGATGTTCGGCACATCGAACTCCACATCGCTGGAAGGTTCCGGGCTGACGTGGATGGCTTTGTGTTCCTGTACCGCCAGCACTTGCAATGGATTGGTTTCAGGCGCATCGTTGTAGACCATATACACAGGCTGACGGTCTGACGGGCAATGGTAGAAGCCGTGATAGTTGACGGCGATCATGATGGCATCTTTGGGCACACGTTTGAGGTCTTCAGGCAAGCTGGGACCGCCGCCCAGGATGGCGGCAGGCATTCCGAAATGCTTGTTTTTCAATTGAGACATTTTCATTGCACGAACACCAACTGCACGCGCCCCGTCAACATGCCCCACAGCAGACCGATAAACAGCACACCAAAGGCAGAGGCTGCCCAGACCCCAACGGCATAAAAGGTCTTCATCGGGCGATACTCTTCACGAAGGGCTTGCACAGCATCCTTTTGATTTTGCTCTCCATCCGCGATCTGTTTTTTTAGATCCTTGATCGCATCTGCCTGTTTTTCATTTGAGTCGTAGATATCCAAAATGGCAGAGAACAACAACACGTCGCGCGTGTTGACGTCAATACTGCCGCCGCTCTGGATCACATCTCGGATATTTCGGATCAGTTCACTGTTACCCGTCATGACTTGCCCTCCTTGGGAAGTGTGTTGATAAACTCGCGGAATATATCGACCGCGTCGTTAAAGCCTTGGGCGTAGGTGCCTGTTTGGGGAAGCGTGCCCGGCTCGGTCACGGGTGGAGGCGTAACATCAACAACAAGTGGAGCGACCAGCTCGGCGTTGACCTGCCCGTCGTATTTGATGGCGCTGTATTCGTCACGTAGACTCCACAGCTTGACCCATTGATTGCCACCAAGAGATGCGGGCAAGACTTCGGCGATGTTGACGATGTCTTTCAGCCGTAGGTTGCGGATGCTTTCGCTGGTGACTTGGGGCTTCGAGCGTACGCGCAACCCCTTGAGGCTAGTCACTTTGATGGCGTTGATTGGCGCGGGGAAGTAGCGCTGCATGAGATAGGGAATCGGGTCGACACAGTAACCGCGTGAGGTGCGAATGGAGCCAGGGACGGGGTCGCGCAGGATGACTTCGAAGTGGAGATGCGTGCCACCGCTGGCGCCGCGCTGTTTGTCTTCTACGTTGCCGCCCATTGTGCCGATCTGTTTACCGGCTTCAACCACGTCACCGACCTGCACTTGCACGTCTTTGAGGTGCGCATATAAGGTGGAGTATCGGCGGGTCTCATGCTCGATGACGACTCTGCGACCATAGCCGCCCTGGTCGGAGTAGCCCGCCTCGACGACCAAACCAAAAAAAGCAGCATAGATCGGTGCGCCAGGTTGCCCACTGACGACACCGATATCAATGCCCATGTGTTTACCTTCAGTCTTCGCGTACATCGTCCAATTGATGTTCGCGAATTCCTGAAAGGTGTAGGCGGTAGGGATGGTTGGGTAAACAGGTCTCTGCATAGGAAATAAAAAAGCCGCTCTGAAAATCTCGAATGAGATTTTCAGAGCGGCATCACTTCTGAGGGGGATGTCCCGGACCAGCCAGGACTGCCATTTGGTATTTAGTTTTTTTTCAAATTGTGGAGGCAGGGTGAGGGGGGCACCCTGCGCAACCACTTCCACATTGTAGCACAAAATTACCCGGGTGAAAGAGTTCCTCTGTCAGTAAATGCCCAATCATGGCGAAAGAGAAGATAGCCGATGGTCTTGTTGTGAAAAAAACCATACGCCGCGAACACTCTCCAACGCGCTGCGGCTTCGATCAACATCAACCAAATTTCAAGGTCCTGCTCAATCTCGTCCATGCGCGGCGGCAGGTTTCGCTCCGCCCACAGCATCCAGTTCGGGTCTGAGAGCGTTAGAGCCAGCAAGGCGTTGCGAAAGCGGCGCAGGCGGTTTTCTCTCAACTCTAATCTCTCTGCTCCAATCAGGCGAAAGGCTTCACGTCTGTGCGCTGCTCGTAGTTTTGGCATCACATCCCCCAATCATCGTTCAAGATTTCAGATAAATCAACCTTGTCCAAGTAGGTTCTGGCACGTGCCATGCCATTGACCAGGGCAATCGTCAAATCGATGCGCTTTGTACGGTCGAGGTGTTTTCCGCGTCGCTCTTTCACCAGCTTCTTTTGCTCGTTGCCATTCATTGCAATCGATGCGTTGCCAAAACACCAACGCGCTACCGGGTTTGCTTCATGGGTAAGCATAGGAAACTGCTGTTCTGTCTCATCCTCTTCAGAAATAACGGTCCGTTTCTGCCGCAACAGGATCTCTACAAAATTGATCGGGTCGGTCATGTACGAATACTGCTGTGGCGTCTCAACCACCCAATCCTGTTTTGGTGCCTTTTTTTGCAAATGCTGTATCAACATGGTTGCAAATGACAAGTCCATGCCGCATTCAAGGATGTTGTACATTTTGGAAAGGTCCCAAATGCGTTCCTCGATCGTGTCGTAATC